CCTGAACAAACTAGAGGGCCAACGAGTAACCCTGTATGCTCCGTTTTCTAGTCTTCCTTTGAGATCAAAGCAGTACGTTACATCTTGAGACAAGAAAGAAACAAGATAAAAAGAGTTCTCAGGACTATAGATAGAAGCTACTGGTAATGTTTCTTGTGTAAGAATCTCAATAAGTTCAGTCTTAATAGTGCCACTAAGGTCTGAGATAGGCAGAGACTTCTCTTGTATTACTCGACCTACACTACGCAAACCAGAGTAGGACATAAATAAAACATCAGTCCCTATGTGTTGAAGAGAGTCTCTATCGTAACAGCCAACTCCTGCAATGGTATCTGCTAGTGCCATGTTTGCAGGACTAGAAGCGCCTGTGTACACAAGGATACTATGCTTACCAAAAATAATTAAAGCATTGTTATGGGCCGCTAGTGCTACAATTTCGTCACTACCTTCAGGCCACGCTTTAGAAACATCAATTGAGCCAGAACTTCCCCCAGTAAAACTATTGCCTATTAACAAGTCTGACCAGTAAATAGTCTGGTTGTCGCTATCACTGCCAGCTACCCAGAGTCTGCCGTATGCAGCTAGAACTTCGTTACACTTGAGCGTAGCAGAAGTAGTATTAGAATTAACAGTACTAAAGGTACGTAGCTTAGGTGAACTAGCATTGTCGTATACTAGCGGATCGTAGCCTCGTTGAAAGAAGTAAGCTTTGTCATTAAAGTTTACAATCTTCCAGTTGTTCTTTGTAATAGTATAACTACCGGGGCTAATATCAGTAAGAGTATTTGTTCCTGAGAATATCTTATTGTTACCTGCGCTCAGAACAGCAGTAGCACCACCGACACCATCAACAAAGTAGTAATGTACTTTAGCTAAGTATTCGTTGTTCAAGTCTGTGCCTGTGCCACCGTTAGCTGTAATTGTGTTAATACCTTGACGCGCAGCAATACGACCACGCTTGTCAATAACAGCGTTATCAGCAATATCTGCAAAAGCAGGATCTTGTTGGAGAGGAGAGTCCTCTGTGTTGATCCCTTTAAAAGCAGGAGCAACCAAGTTTATACTTTGTAGTGGTTGTGCCATAAGTAATCCTTAAGGGGTATACCAAATAACTTCTTCTGGGTGCTTTTGTGCATCTAACGCAACGGCATCTGACAAATACTTATCTGCTATAGCAAAGTACTCAGGTGCTGACGTGCCTCCTGTCTCACCACGCTCACGCGCTAGTAAGGCTATAGCCATATGCAAGACAGGCTGACTAGGAATATAAAGTCTATCTGCGTCGTTGACTAGCTCTGCGTTACGCATGACAGCGTTAAACCTTAAAGTATATACACCATCAGGTTTAGGATAAACATCAACTTGAGTATCACCATTAACATCCACTCCGTTAAACACATAGTACTCTGGAGAACCAGAAGCAGGAGTTTCCATCATATACTTTTCGTCAAACCAGATAGGTGTTTGGTATCTTAAGTTCCAATTGCTTGTGTCGTTGTAAGCATGTAGAAGTTTAATCTTATTCTGTGATCCAGTTAACACATAACTAAATATGTTTTCTTGAGTAGTTGCCGTAAGTGTAGTTCTAAGACCAGACCAATCCCACGCAGACTCTACAAAGGTTTTAGCATCGTTAACAAAGTCTCCTACCATCTTACTGTAAGTAGTACTTTGAACAGTAGTTACTTCATCTTCTCTAAGACGCCTTAGTGCGTTGTTTACTAGTTCTAAGTAAGTCATATTAGATCCTTAAACAAGCTTCCAAGCAAAGCTTGATTTAACATTTTCATGTATTGTGGTTTTTCTCTACTTGTTAAAAAGCCTAGTTCTCTTAGTGGCGCTGCTGCAAAACGATTACCGCTTAAAGCACCTGATGGTGTTGTTCTTGCTACTTGATCTACAATAGGAGATGTAGGTGTTGCTGGAGCAGTGCTAGACACCTGAGTAGGCTCTTGACTAACTTGTTCTTGTTGATTCTTTAAGTCATTGTAGTATTGAAAACTACCTTCATAAGGGGTTTCAATAGGTGTACCTGTACTAGGATCTCCGTACAACGCAGCTATAATAGGATGAATTGGTGCTGATACTGGTTCTGGTATGTTGTTGTAATAACCAAAACTACTAGTATAAGGAACTTCAACAGGTGTACCTTTGCTAGGATCTCCGTAAAGTTTTGCAATAATGTCATTCATGAAAACATTCCTTTATTTCTTCTTTCAAATGATCTAGCAATAAGGTTATCTAGCTCTTCTACGTAATCTTTCTTAGGCTCTTGTTGTATTCCTACAAGAGGAGTATCTTCATAACCTATACCGTAAACAGGCATAGGGTTAAACATCCCTTTACTTGGCATTGCTGTTGCTGGTGCGGAAGTGCCTGTTCCTTCTCCTGTACCCTCTCCAGTTCCTTCTCCAGTGCCTTCTCCAGTACCTTCTCCAGTGCCAGTACCTGTACCCGTTGCCCCTGTACCGCTTGTTCCTGTGCCAGTAGTAGTAGTTCCTGTAGTAGTAGTTCCAGTACCAGTAGTAGTAGTACCAGTAGTTCCTGTACCAGTAGTTCCAGTAGTAGTAGTCCCTGTACCAGTAGTAGTAGTTTCTGTTGTTGGTGTAGTAGTTTTAGGAGGAACTGGTGTAGTGTCTGTTGGATAAGGATTATAAATAGAACCAAGAACTCCGTAAAAGTCTCCAAAGGTTGAACCACTAGTTGTACTAGGAGTAGAAGTACGCGTAATAATTACCTCACCATGCTCACCATACGAACCGGGTCCCGCGCCCTCGTACCAATTACCACTTCCGTCGTTGACGTTACCAATGGGGTCCTTTTTATATTCTCCACCCCATGTCCCATCTTCGTTCCAACCACCTGTATCTCGCTTAATAATATAAACGTCACCGTTTTCGTCAATCTCATAGTACTGAGGTGACTGACCCGTCGTAGCTGTAGTTGGTGCTGTTGTAGTTGATGAAGTAGTAGTTGATGCTGTTGTAGTTGGTGCAGTTGTAGTTGATGCTGTTGTAGTTGGTGCAGTTGTAGTTGATGCAGTAGTAGGAGCAGAACTTCCACCACCGCCTTGAGTTGTATTAATAGGAGGAAACGTAGGGCCGGTAATGTTAGGCTCAACAGTGTAGTCAGGAACTTCCCCTGTTCCGGTGTTAGTAACTACTGGACTAGAACTACCTGTATTCACTACAATACCTACCGTACCTCCAGAGTTTGTCTGGTAGCTTTCAGGATTCGTTAAGATTTTAACAACTTCATTAACTGCTTGTTTTGCTGTGTCACTAGCACTAATCATCTCGCTACCGCCGGGTAAAAAACTAGCTCCTGCCAAGCTCATAGCGGTGGTTAAGTCTACCTTGCCGTCCTTAGCAATTTGTACCGCGCTAGTAATAACCGTATTAGCTATTGAAGGCGATACCCCAAGGGCTGGACCCAAGAAGTTAGCCAAGGCAGAACCTGCACCGGCTGTCATTGCCGCGACTGCTAGGTTCATAATTAAAGCACCAGCATCAAAACTATCGTCTACTTTAAATGTCTTAGTAAAGTTAGAACCGTTCCACTGGAATATGTCACCATCGTTATTCTGGTAAGTGGTGTTAAACCCATACTTGTTTACTAGTGCGTTATACTCATCTGGATTATCTACGTTGTTTAACCCTTGAGCGTCTAAAGCAGAAGACTCTTGGATAAAGTTCCAATAGGTATCCCAATCAAGATTAGGGTTAGCTTTTTTAAAGTAACCCATACCTTGGTCGGCGTCCCAATACTGCTTAATTTCTTCTTCTGTTCTCCAAGCACCACGTTGAGTTACTGATCCGTCTTCATCGTCAACGGAGTAGTAAATTTCTCTAGGCTCTCCTAGCTCTAAAGGTTGAGCAAAGTAATACACAGGCGTACTAAAGTCTGGATCAGTTTTCCAACCACTAGGAGTATAATAAGCGTTAGAGTAATACATATTACCGTCTTCGCCCTGAACTACAGGACTAGGCTTGTCATCTGTAATAGCACTTAGATCAATACCACCTACATTACCTAAGTTAAAAGAACCTAAGTTTAAGTCAGGGTCTATTTCTAAACCAGTAGTGTAAAAATCTTCATCCATTACTTAGACCCCTTCAAAGCAAGCAGCTTGTCAGCGCCACGAATACCAAAGGATGCAGATACAGCCATGAATAACAAGTACTGATACCAATCAGGTAGCCTGTTGAGTTCTTCAAAGGCAAGACCAATACGGTCTAGTACTTCTAAGTCATTCATCCCTATACCCCACATAAGCGCCACTATAGGCGCACTGAGTAACAACGTAAACCACTCGTCTTTCCACGAGGTAGCACTAGCACTAGCCATTAGCTGTTCCCAAGAGGCTGTGTTTCTAATGACCTCTAGTTTAGCCTCGTGTATGGCGCTCTTCTCTTCAGCTTTGTTCTTGAGTACTTGCCCAAGCAAAGTAGTAATAGGCGATAAAAGTGCTTGCCACATATTAACCCTGCATTATCGCGTGAAGAATAAAGACACTTGAGTTACTAAAGTTAGATACATTAGCAGAAGCTTCACCAGTAGCTTCCCATATCTTAACTTTAAAGTGACCAACATTACCTCCGTACTGTGTTCCTACTTGTCCTCCTGCTGGTATTCCTGATATGTTCTGCCAGAAAGAAGTTATCTGCTCGTATCCTACGTTATCGGTCCCTGCAACAACTCCAGCAGCGGGTAAACCTTTAATAACAGCATTAGCTCCGCCGACTAATCCAGTAGTAGTGATACCTGAAAACGCTATAGTTACATAAGAAACGTAAGCAGTTCCGTTTAAAGATAACGTAAAATACTTTCCAACTGCTGTAGTTGCAGAAGCTACGTTTGTTCCATCTGTAAACTCAGGAGTAAAACTACCTTGTGCTACTTCAGGATAACGACCATCAAGATCAACTGTAACAGAGCCTGTGTCTTGTTGTACTAAAGAAAGAATACCTGTACCAGAAGCAAAAGAAGCACTGTTAATCTTATCGTTGTAACCAGCAGTCCACGTAGCAGGATCTACTCCGTTTATAGTGCCACTAAAGGTTGCATTAGTTCCTGACACTGCACCAGAACTTGTAAGACTAGCAACAGTAGCAGACCCTGAAGTAAGCGTTCCTGTAATAGCAGCAGTACCACCAACAGTAAGATTACCTGTGATGTTACTAGAAGCAGCACCAGAACCTACTTCAATAATATCGCTTCCGTTTTTAGAAATGTAAACACGTCCTGTAGCTGTGTCCATTGCAGGCTCACCTGCCGCTAATGAAGAAGGGACACCTGCACCTCTTTTTAATTTAATAGTAGCCATTATTAATTACCTTAGTAAGTATCCAAGTCCAGAAGCAACAGTAGCTAACACAAGCCAAACCAAACGCTCGCCTACTCTTACTGATTGAGTGTTTGTAAGTACTGTGTTGTTTAGTTGTTGTAGCTCATCTTCTTGATCGTCTAATCTTTTTTCGTGTCGATCCATACGTTTAAACAAAGATAGAAGTTGTTCCTCAACACGAGCAATTTGAGATACAGCTTCAGTTAGTTTGTCTAACTTTTGCTCAATGCGATCTAATCTATGTTCGTCTAACATTTCCATACCTTTTATTCTTTAGGCCAAGTAGCAAACGGTGAGGGGTCATCTTCAGTGTTTTCTAGCAACTCCACAAAAGCAGCATGAGTAGTCACAGCATCAACCTGATCTTCTAAAGAATTAGAATAAGAACGAACAGCAGCCCTATAGGTCAGCACATCAGCAGGAATAGCAACATCTGCTTCAGCCTTGCGGACAACGTACCAATCAGTAGAAGCCAGCAAACTTCCTGCCTGTGCTTTGACCTTGGCGCACTCTTGAGACTTTAGGCCCAGCGTTACAACGGGTTTACCGTCTGGGCCGTAGGCAGGCTCTCCGTCTTCGTCTACTTCGTGTACGTCATCTAGCGCCTTGGGTACGTCTGCCGCCCAATAAAACCGTAAGTCAAACGGAGCAGGGTCATCTACCCATACTAGGCCAGCAGTGGTCTTCTCTTCGTCTGACCATGACCCCCAATTAGATGGGTGCTTTATTCCGTCATCATTCGTCCAGCTTCTGCCTTCGCGTATGACCTTAGTGTTATATGTCCATGCCATTGTTGTTACCTCGCGTTGGCGTATTTGAAGGGCATCTCAGCGAATGCCATGTAAAGATAAGTCCCACTACTTGTGTTTAGAGCAGTACCACCAGCACTCCTTAATTTAAATCCGTTGCTTACAATATCTAACAGCGCTGAACCAGCAGGGTTTTCGGCCCAAGATTGGTCTGGATACAGAGTATTATCAACATAGTTATAGGGGTCGCGGGATGTGTCATACATTACCCAATTTACCTCTGAGTCAGTGCGCTTAAACATCACAAAAGCTGGCCTAAACCCTGTGTAGATAAAGGGGCCGTCTGCGCTTCCGTTGCCTGTGTAGCTTCCTATCTTGCTGAAGCCTTCGACGCTGTGGAAGCAGTAGGCCACTGGCGATTGGCTTGAGTTGTAGTTCCAATTAGTAATGGTGGTTGCGGTTAGTGAGTTAGCTGGTGAACTTGCCGATGCCACTTGAGTGCTGTTTAACTTTAAATAATCATCTGTCCCGTCAATGGCAGTTGTCCACACATACCAATCACCTGTTGTTCCTGTGCTTTTGTAAAACACAATATCAGGAGCTTCGTCTAATCCATGACCAACACCGTCAAAAGTTGAATTACCCGTCCATGTAACAATACTAAATCCAGCATCAGTATTAGCAGACACGGTAGATGTAATGGTGCCGTCACTGTTGCTTACGCCAGAACCGCCAGCTTTCCAGTTCCAACCCACATAGGTTCTGCCGCTCATATTGACATCGCCGCTTTCGTAACCACTGTATGAGCCGGGCGTTGTTGTAAAACCATCAGAATTAAATGATGTTAAAAGTCCAAATTGATTGGTAGTGTTTTCAGCACCTGTACCGTTTGACCTTAGCTGTTTAGACGCGCCCCTAACTGTATCGAACAAGTTATGACCGGCAGTAGCACTCCGACTTTTAATCCAAACCCAATCTGGTGCAAAGCCAACGCCAGTAAAACTTCTTGTAGTGTTGTCACCGCTCCAAAGTAGCGTATTAAAGTGATCTTGTGGGCTTGCGTCTAAGGCAGGATCAATAGCCGCCACAGGATCAGGCAGGTTAGCTGTACACAGGGCTAGGAAGCCTGCTGCTGGTGCGTAGTAGAAGTCACCGCGCCCGTTAGCGTCTGTGTTGCCTTGTGCTGTTTTGTTTCCAGCAAAATCAGAGGCTTGACCAAAGTTGAATACGCTAACGCCAGAGCCATTACCCGTTCCTCCTGCAAATGGGAGTAGCCCATCGCCTGTTGCGGCATAAGTGCTTCCTATCTGGGTATTATTT